GAACCAGAGCCGGAACCAGAGCCGGAACCAGAGCCAGTTGTGACTGAGCCTGAACCCCAACCTGAGCCAGTTCAACCAGAGCCAGCAAAAGAGGCTGTAATAGAAACAGAGAAGAAAAGATCAAGAGGCTTACTCTTTAATAGGCGAAGATAATGAACTTACAAAATTTAGCAGATAAAATATCAGACAAAGCGCAAGAAAAAAACAAGACATATGGCATTGATCCTCTTACTATTAGTATTATCATATCTATTGTGACAAATCTAATTAAATTATGGTGGGCTTGCCGAAATGAAAAGAGTATAAGATCAGAACTTCAAAGACCTTCTTTGTTGTTTAAGCTATTACTAAAAAGAGAAATAAGAAAACAGGCACGAAGAGAAGATAGAGCCGCGCTGTATGGGGCATTTCTTGATGTCGCGCCTTCGTTGACGGAACAGGAAATTAATGAAATCATGAAAGAAATTGGAGATAAAAATGAGTGAGTTATTAAATTCATTAGGTCCATTCCAGTGGGGAATGATTATATTTGCCATGATATTAGTTGGTCCGATTATCTTTGAAAAGATATTTGGCCTTAATATAGAAACGCCCAAGACAATAGAAGATAAAGACGAAAGCCTAGTCGAAGTGATTGAGTGCTGGGAAAGTCTCAAATCTAAATGCGAAAAACACGGACTTACACAGGCTTCAGAAGAAATTCACAAAGTCTTTCCACTGTTTGCAAAATCAAAGGATGTGCTATGAGTGATAATGCTAGAATAATCGCAGCTTTGATTCTTGTTGTCGTGGCAGTTTTTGGTGAAAAAGTTGTAAACTTGGTCAAAGATGGGGTTGAAATTGTCGATGAGACTGTGTATACTATTACCGAACCATCTTTGGAAAACAAAGAGCTTGTTAAGCCAATCACAGAAGTAGATATCACACCCGAAGACGCTAAATTGATTTCTGCATTTTATTTGGAATTAGCTGATGTAATTGACAAAGATGATACTATAATAGAGTCTACAGGTCAGTTTAGAAACTTAAACACTTTTGCTGGCATACTACATTTCAACTCTGCTCTCTTAGGTAAATACGAATCCTTGGGGGAAAACATAGACACGGCTATTGCTGAAGCGATTGGGAAGCAAAGCGTGACTATGGACGACGACAAGAGGCAGGACTTGGTTGAAATTTTAAATGCAGTAGCTTGGAGCGCTAACCAATGATTATACAAAAAATTCTAGATGTTCTTCTTGACAAATATGACATTGAAGAAGAAGATGTAGATAAGGTTAAGAAAATATTGGATAAGGTTAGCTTTACCAAGAGAGATGGCAAAGAGGTAATGGTTGTCAATATTGGCGAAGGCATCGAACTTTCTATAGTTCAAAAAGAAGAAAAATAAATCAAATCAATTTACATCTAAGAGGAACATTTAATGTCTTTGAAATCTTTAATGGATTATACTTTTGTTAGTAAGTACGCACGTTGGATTCCAGAAAAGAAACGTAGAGAAACTTGGAACGAGGCAGTAGATAGAGTCAAGCAAATGATGCTTGAGCAGTATGCAGATAAATCAGAAGTCTTACCAGAAATCGAGTGGGCTTATGAACAAATGCGCAAAAAGAAAGTTCTTGGCAGTCAGCGCGCTCTACAGTTTGGCGGTTCACCAATCTTTAAACACAATGCGCGCATGTATAATTGTATTGTGTCATACTGTGATCGCATAAGGTTTTTCCAAGAGTGCATGTATCTACTTCTGTGTGGATGTGGTACTGGATTTTCTGTGCAAAAACATCACATTGGTAAATTACCAGACCTTCTACCAAAAAAAGAAGGCAGCAAAAAGTATGTCATTCCAGATACCATTGAGGGCTGGAGTGATGCTGTTGGTATTCTTGTGTCCAGTTACTTCGACCAATTTCTAGGCCATGAACTATTTGAAGAATACAATGGAAAGAATGTAAACTTTGATTACAGCCAAATTCGTCCCGCTGGATCATATTTAAAGTCAAGCGGCGGAAAAGCGCCGGGGCCAGAGCCACTAAAGAAAGCTCTAGCAAGTATTAGAAAAATTTTAGATGAAGCATTAAAGAATGGACAAAAAAGACTCGAACCAATTCAGGCATATGACATTGTTATGCATACTGCCGATGCTGTTATTTCCGGTGGTGTACGTCGGAGCGCTACTATTTGCGTGTTTAGTCCAGATGATACCGCAATGGCAACCGCAAAGACCGGAACATGGTTTATTGATAACCCGCAGCGTGGGCGGTCTAATAATAGCGCACTCCTTGTGCGCGATGAAACTACTAAAGAGCAATTCGCAGAGCTGATGAAGTCCGTCAAGGAGTTTGGCGAGCCGGGATTTGTGTGGGCAGACAGCACGGAACTGCTGGTTAATCCTTGTGTTGAAATCGGAATGTGGCCCGTTTGTGAAAAAACTGGCGAATCAGGATGGCAGGCATGTAACCTGTCAACCATCAACTGCTCCAAAATCAAGACGGAGCAAGACTTCTTTGATGCTTGTCGCGCTGCTACAATCATCGGAACACTACAGGCAGGTTTCTCAAAGTTTGAATATCTTGGCGAAGCATCAGAGCGTATTATCGCGAGAGAAGCTTTGCTTGGGGTTAGCATGACAGGAATCATGGAGGCTCACGATATCTGTCTTGATCCAACAATCCAGAAGCGCGGCGCAAATATTGTCAAGAAAACTAACAAGAAGATTGCCGAAGCCCTTGGAATCAATCAGGCGGCACGTACTACCTGCATCAAACCAGAAGGTACATCTAGCTGCATTCTTGGAACATCCAGCGGAATCCACCCACATCACGCCAAGCGATACATTCGTCGCGTGCAGGCGAACAAAATGGAGCCAATTTACAACTATTTTAGCTCTATAAATCCTCGCGCCTGTGAAGAAAGCGTTTGGAGCAACAATGAAAGTGATGACGTAGTAGCTTTTTGCGTGGAGGTTAAGGATGGCAGTAAGACCAAAAACAAAGTAGATGCAATTCAACTGCTAGAATACGTAAAATCTACACAACAAAGCTGGGTATTAAATGGAACAAATCCAGAATTATGTACTCAGCCTTGGCTAAATCATAATGTTAGCAATACAATCAACGTCAAAACTGAAGAATGGACAGAGGTTGAAAAATATATTTATAAAAATAGAAAATACTTCTGTGGTATTTCTCTCTTGCCAATTTCGGGCGACAAAGACTACCCACAGGCCCCATTTACTACAGTTTATCTGCCAAGCGAGCAGGTTGCCCACTACGGAGACGCTTCATTGTTTGTGAGCGGTCTTATCGAGGTAGCTCTTACTCTCTGGGAAGACAACTTGTGGGCGGCCTGTGACAGCCTGATGGGTGTTGGAGAAAAGATTAAGGGCAACGGAAAGAAGGCTTGGAAAGAGCGATGCGAGAAATTCGCGGCCAAATATTTCGACGGAGACCTAAAAAAGTTGACATACTGCATGAAAGATGTGTATAATTGGAAGGAGTGGGTCGATATGAATAGAGAATACAAAGATGTTGACTTCACTAATGTTATTGAAGAAACTAATAATGTAAAGCCAGAACAAGAATGGGCATGTTCGGGCGGCAAATGCGAAATCATATAAGGAATTAAAATGGCTGAATTAATTGTAAACGTTAACCCCGACTCTACCTACGAAGATGGCGACATCCTGTGTGCTTTCAATGACAGAAATGTACAATGTACACATGCTCAACAGATTTGTCATCATCAACACGCTGGATTTACTAACGATGGCTTGCGCCCAGAAGGTAAATCTCTGGCATTTCTTGATTGTGTCTATCAGTATCGTTTTGAGCGCGTAAGTGCTACTCAGGTAAAACGTGTTGAAACCGACCATCTTGGAAATGTTTTAGCAGAAGAAACCTTTGGTAAGCCCGATATTGACGTAGATCAGTTCGTGGGTCGCCGTCTGAAGCACGCCAAGCACAGGATTTTTGGTACTCCGGGCGCAGAAATCTGGCATGGTGGGCGCAGCGACTTCTCTGAGGCTGCTGTTGCAAAGGCTTGGGATATTGTTCAGAATAATTGTGACTGCCGCAATACTCCCGGCCCATGTCCGTGTTGTGGGCAGGATCATACCCTGTGGCCGATGGGCAAGCTAGATGTTCGACATTTTCTGTGTACTCAGTTGGATAACTTCAGTGACGTAGAATCTGCTGCTATGACTTCAGACTATAGCGCTACATTCCAAGCGGGCGATACTATTACTGATGCTGACGGCGGCGTAGTTACTCCAAGCTGGAGCGACGAAGGCTTATGGGAACACCCCACTGGAGGGTGGATTTACACCAAAGACCCAGAAACAAACATCGTTACGGTTACTTTCAAGAAAAGAAACATGAAGGTTTCGGACTGGAGAACTACGGTTCTTGACACAATCCAGAAAACTGAAGCAGAAGTTCTTGATAGAAATGTTATGGTTGGACGAGAAGCCGTCTGTAACTGCGACATGGCTCCTTGGCTACAAGGAAACGATACTACTTACAAGGTTTTGGATCATGTTCCATTCAGCGATCCGACCGCCCTGCATAATAAACGTGACAATCGCCCCGGTGAGAGACTAGCTTAATGGCAACAGTAACAAAAACTATCGGAACCGCAAGCCGTGATTATTCTACTATCACGCTGTGGGAAGCCGATCTAGATAATTTCTCAACAGTATACGCCAATGGAGACGACGCTGTTGGCGAATGTTATAATGATAGCGACTTTAATGAAGTGGTTAACATAGACGGCGGCGGAACCTCTATCACCGGACTAAATAGTATCAAGCTTACCGTTGCTGAGGCAGACAGGCACGATGGAACAGCCGGAACTGGCGCCAGAATGGTTTATGATAGCAAAATACAGATGTATTCTGATAAAAATATTGAAGTATGCTGGCTAGAAATAGACTGGGGTGGGACTAGCTCTGGCGGCAATCAGTTCTCTATAGTATATACCCATAACAATTCTTATCAGCAAAAAATCGCCAATATGCTGGTACATGATGCGCAGACTGCTTCTACGGGAAGAATGATTCAAGGTAAATATGGATATCTAACTGTTGCAAATAATATTATTTATAATCTAACTCATACCAGCGCGTATAGAGCGTATGGAATATATGTAGATAGCTATAGACCATCTTACGCTTACAATAATACTGTACATAATATACAGTCAACGCACCCCAATGCCGCATATACTTTTGGTATCCATATTGCATATTCTAATAATGTTAGAAATAATATAGTTACTGAAGTAGGTAGCGCGGTTTATTCTGGTTGTTTTGGAAATGTTGCTGCTGGAACTAATTCTAACAATATGTCCACAGACAATACTGCTCCCGGCCCAAACTCTCTAACAGAAGTAACGGCATCCGCCCAGTTTGTTTCTGTTGTTGCGGGCGCGGAAGACTTGCATCTCGCAACAGGATCAGAGGCAAGAGGCGCGGGCGCTAATCTTGGTTCCGCCGGTGATATTGTTCAATCTGATATTGATGGCGTATACAGAGGTTCGGTTTGGGACATTGGGGCTGACCAAACCCCAGCTACGGTTACTAAGACTATTGGCTCTGCGGGGAGAGATTACAGTACGATTGGTTTATGGGAAGCAGACTTAGATACCCAAGGTGTATACGCTAATGGAGATAGCGTGGTTGGAGAATGCTATAACGATAGCACGTTTACCGGTGGGGCTAACATTAACGGTGGAACAACAGTGGGATTATCTTCTGTAACACTATCTGTAGCAGAAGGCGAAAGGCATGATGGCACATTAAATACTGGTGTAAAAATAAAACCAGCTTATATTATTGCTGGACGATTAATAAATATATCTAGAGACAATCTTACAGTAGAATGGCTAGAATGTGAGGTTAATGGAGCTTCTACATATGCCCACACACCGGCTATTGCTTTCAATATATATAATAGTAATAATAGTGCTAGATATCTTGTTTTAAAAGGGGAAAACAAGGTGTATCCCGCTCAAACCCCTTATCTTGCCGTTGTGGGCGGAAACAATAATATTTTACACAATAACATTGTCTATGGAACAGCAAACGGAAATAATGGAGGCGGAATAGCGGATAGCTATCGGGCATGTAGCGCCTTTAACAATACCATATATGATTGCAATTATGGATATAAGGCTGCTTCTGCTGATCAAAATCAACGCACAATAAAAAATAATTTATCTATTGGTAATAATGTGGATTTTTATCCGTCTACTGTAACTGTTGGTTCTAGCAGCAACAATGCTTCTTCCGACTCAACGGCAACAGCGTTTGGTGGATCAGATCATGTGACAGGAGCTGTGACAGAAGATCAATTCATCTCTATTGTCGCGGGCGCGGAAGACCTCCATCTATCAGGAAGTTCTGACGCTATAGATGCTGGCGCGGACTTGACAGGAACCGTAGACGGTGTAGAATATGATATAGACGGACAGCTTCGTGCTGGCCTGTGGGACATCGGCGCAGACGAATTATTAGGCGGACACATTAGAAGACTGCTACTAGGGATTGGTTAATGGCAACAATTACTAAATCTATTGGTACTTCCAGTCGCGATTATTCTACAATCACGGCGTGGGAGGCCGATCTTGATAACACTGGAATCTACACCAGCGGCGATGATGCTGTTGGGGAGTGCTATAATGATACGGCATTTGATGAAAGTGTTGGTATAGATGGCGGTTCAACCGTTGGACTGAACTCTATAAAATTGACCGCTGCCAATGGAGAAAAACACGATGGTACAGAAGGAACTGGTGCTAGAATCGTGTCGTCTACTCAAATCATATTTATCGGAACGGGTGGAAGTGTTGATAAAACTATTAGCTTTATAGAAGTAGATAAAACAGCTGCTGCAAATGCTAATATTACTATGGTCAGCCTAACTGGTTCAGCGGGATCTGGCGCGACTAATAATCTACACGCTTGTATTGTTCATGGTGCCGCAGTCAGCACTCAGAACTACAGAAGCTTGAAGGGGGTCGCAACAGGGTCCGTTGCTGGCATTACATATAATGTAACTAATAATATAGTTTATGATATTACTCACGCTTCGGGTGGGAACCCTGCGGGTATAACCACGGCCACTGGGAATATCTATATCTATAACTGCACCGTTCACGATATTACTGAGCCGGGAGGAACTACAGGTTCGTGCTTTAGCGTAACATGCAACGATTTGAGAAACTGTATTGCTACAGATTGTAGTGGAAACGATTTTGCTACTGGCACCATTTCTGGTACAGAAAGTAACAACTTATCGTCCGACTCAACCGCTTCTGGCACAGGTTCTCTAACGGGCAAAACAGCCGCCAACCAATTTGTGTCCACGGTCGCGGGATCAGAAGACCTCCATCTTCTATCTACGGCGGATGCCGTAGGCGCGGGAGTAGACCTCGCCACAACCAGCGTAGACATCAATGGCAGTGACCGCAACGCCCTCGCCGCCACCGTTTGGGACATCGGCGCGCACCAATATGCTTCCACGGCAAGTATCGGAACAAGTAGCCGCGACTACTCCACTATCGCGTTGTGGGAGGCGGATTTAGATGATACGACTATCTATGGGGCTGGAGCAAATGCGGTTGGTGAGGTGTATAACGATTCATCGTTTACCTTTTCATCTGCAATCACTATAGATACTAACGTCACACTGTCTTCAATAAAACTTACCGTACCGAAATCTGAGCGACACGACGGAACGGCTGGAACTGGCGCAAAGTTAGTACCAGCACCAGCAAGCCTTTACGCGAGTCACTGTCTAATAATAGAAGATCCAAATGTAAGAGTAGAATTTTTAGAATTTGAATTTGATCAATTTGCTGGATATGATGTGTTTGGCATTTGGTTGAGAATCAGTAGAGGCGCCACAAATTGTGATGTTAACGGATGCTTATTTCATTCTTTAGAAAGTGGTTCTGTTTCACCAGCGCTTGGTGTTTATGTTCAATCCAATGTGACAGACACAAGAGTTCATAATAATTTCTTTATTACTATGGGCTACTGTATAAGAGCGTCTTATGCTGGATATGCATATATTTACAATAACACAGGTTATGGCTCTAGCATAACCAATAGATCGCGAGTTGGTATTGATTATATTAACTTCTCTAGTAATGTTGATATACGTTCTAATATTATGGCTAATTTCCAAACCGCCGATATAGACACAGGGTGGACGATCTCGCCAACAACAAACGCCACAAGCGATAGTTCTGGACAGACAACGGGAATAACTGCCTCAGATCATTTTGTTTCTGTTGTGAGCGGTAGCGAAGATTTACACTTACTTGCTTCATCCTCTCTTAGGGGCGCTGGTCAGGATCTAGGAAGCGATTATGCGATAGATATAGACGGCACAAACAGAGACGCTTTTACTGGAACCACTTGGGACATTGGCGCAGATCAAGTCTATATTACGGCAAGTATCGGCACTTCATCGCGCGACTACAGCACTATTGCGTTATGGGAAGCGGACTTGGACGACACAAGTTTGTATACGAGTGGGGACGATGCGGTTGGTGAATGTTATAATGATAGTACTTTTGCTCTAACTGACCATATAACTCTCAGAGGTGGAGGCGTAGTCGGACTGAGCAGTGTTACAGTAACAGCCGCTCAAGCAGATCGCCACGATGGAACGGCAGATACTGGAGTTAAGATAACATTTAATGCATTTAAAGCCTTTTACGCCGAAGCGGGGAAAGATGCATCAACAAGAATACCAACAATAGTAGAATGGTTAGACATTGACGGCCAAGGATTTAGTAGAACATTTTTGATTGCATTTTATGACAACACTTTAAACTCAGCACTAAGAAATTGCATAACTAGAGGTCCGGGAGATCAGGTTAACGCATATTTACAATCATATAACAACATAGCTTACGGAAGTAGTGGCGGATTTTTAACTAATGTGAACTTTGGAAATAATAACGCTAATCAATACAATAATACTATTCACTTACCTGTTGCTTACCGAGTGACATATATTGGCATTGGAACTGTGAATATTAAAAACATTTTAGCAACATCAGATAATCCTCATCCAACATACGGCTTATTTAGCGGAGATTACTTGTCATCTGCTAACAATGCCAGCAATATATCCTCTGACGGAACTGCTATCGGAACTAATTCAAAAACAAATCAACCAGTCTCAAGACAATTCGTGTCCACACTGAGCGGTAGCGAAGACTTACACCTCATATTCAAATCCGCCGCCATTGACGCTGGCGTAGACTTAGGAACAACGCCCGATGGTGTTCAGTACGACATCAACGGCAAAGACAGAGATACAGAAAATAGTATTTGGGATATTGGCGCACATGAGTATGGCGACAATGTTATATTTGGACTTTTAAGAGTATAGGAGAAAGATATGGAACATCATCCAGATGAACTAGCAAGAATTAAAATGCTTGACGAAAGCAGAATCACATCTTCCCTTCCGGGAAATATCAAACCTTGGAACGGTCATCCTGTGCCAGTTAAAAAACTAGACCCGGCGGCCACAGTTCCAACTAAAGCAAATGACACAGATGCGGGCTATGATCTCTATGCTCTTGAGGACTCTGAGATCGGGGCTAACAATCATAAATTAATTAAAACAGGTATTTCTATGGCAATTCCCAAGGGTTATGTGGGGCTTATTTGGCCGCGCTCTGGGCTTGCCTACAAACATGGTCTTGACGTATTCGCGGGGGTGATTGATGCTGGATATAGAGGTGATGTTGGCGTGCTTCTTTATAACTCGCGCCTAGAACATTATAAAGTAAACAAAGGCGACAGAATCGCCCAAATATTATTTCAGAAGGTTGAGGACTTTGACTTGGTGGAAACCGATAATCTAGACGATAGCGCCAGAGGTGTTGGCGGATTTGGGAGTAGTGGTGTATGACAGTTCCTTTTGACGAGCCGAACAGTAGGATATTTTGGGCCTGCCAAGGCGTATTCGTAGAAGAAAGAAACACGGAGGCCGGAAATAATGGCAACCCAACCGGCGCAGAATTTCTGACCGGAGTTCAAAGTGTTGGCGTTTCTTCAGATGATCCATCTACGTCTTTATTAGACATAGGAAGGCATCAAAGGTCTTACACTCACTATGGGCAGCAGACTAAAGAAATAACAATTAGCCGCGTTTTAAACAAAGCCTCAGATACATTTTATAAAGTTTCTCCCTCTCAATACGGAAGCTATAAGAACAGCCATATTCTTCATGTCGAGAACTTTGGCTCAAAAGGAGCTAAAAATTCCACCGGTAAAACATTAAGAAATTATGATATAACAATACTATATGGATCAGATAAGTTTTCGCAACTAGGGGCGGGAAACGCCGTCACGCTGCCAGACCCTGATGCCAATGATATCATTTCTGTTAGTTATTTAAACTGTCTAATAACAAACATAAGTTATTCTATGGGCGTTGATAGAGTAGAAGAAACGATTACGCTAACAACTAAAAACTCCAAGTATAACAATGACTATTCGACCCTATCTGATTACAATTTACCTACTGAGTGGACAACCGCTGCGACCAAGAAAGAGGCAACTATTACTTTTGACGATGGAGCCGCGACTAAAAATGCAACAAATAAGGTTATAAATAAGACTTATTCTGACGTAAACGTTACTCCGCCCAAATACAAATATCAAGAAGGAAACATACTCAAAAGACAAGACTTTGATTTTCTTTTAGAAAACTATGGACATTCTAAAATTCCGCTAGAAGTAATACATTTGTTCAATTTTAATCCACCAAAAGAAGAAGGTTTTAATAGTGAGATAATTGACCCAGAATTGCAAATTTTAGGAATACAATCTATAGATATAGACATTTCATTTAGCTATACAAGCCTAGAAGATATAGGAGAATGGAGAGGGTCTATAGAAGGGAAAGAGCATGAACAAAATAGATGGCAGGTTCTCGATCTACCAATATCAATCAACTGTTCTTTTACCGGAACACTGAGAAAAGCCATGCCATATAATGAATTCTTGCCGTTTAATAGGTTTAGAAATGTTGACACCATATATACCGCAAACCTTGGAAAACCTGAATTTAGAGATTGGCAAGAAACAGATAGAGAAATAAGAATTGTAGCAAAAGGATTAGGACCACCAATAACGACACAGGAATATTTCATTTGGGATTTGGGTACTAAAAATTATTTAACCTCTATAGAATATACTGGCGGTGACGCAGGAGGTGGAAATGTAGAAGCAACCATAAGTTATTCCAATCAGTATAGCGACTGTGTTATAACAAAAAACACAAGCGTTATAGACCTACAAAATGATGGCCCTTATTAGAAACGGCAACTATGACAAAAAGAAATCCAAAAAAGTCTAAGTCAGAAAACGCTCCTCAAAAACTAAAAATTGTCGAACCTCAAACAAAAAACCAAAGGGATTACATAAGAGCTATAGCGGAAAACGACATCATATTTTGTACTGGCCCATCTGGGTGCGGCAAATCTTATATCGCTGCGGGAGTGTCATCACAAAAACTTCATTATGACGATATTGATTCTGTTATTATAACAAGACCGCTTGTATGCACAGGAAAAGATATCGGCTCGCTTCCCGGAGAGCTAGGAGAAAAAATAGCACCTTACCTCATGCCAATGCAAGAAAACTTAAAAAACTTTCTAGGGCGAGCTTTTTATGGGCAATATTTTAATGCTGGACGTATAAGATATTTACCATTAGAAGTTATGAGGGGTAGCACGTTTGACAATGCCTACATGATTCTTGATGAGGCGCAAAACTGTAGCTTTGAACAGATTAAGATGTTCATAACCAGAATGGGAAAGAACTCAAAAGTCTTAATTAATGGCGATGTCAAACAAACTGACCTAAAATTCCAAAGTGGGCTTGCAAAATGTGTCGATAGACTCTATAATATAGAGGGCATTGGTGTTTGTCAGTTAACTAACCAAGACATCCAAAGAAATGGAATACTTGGGAGGGTATTGACAGCGCTGGAAGATTAGTAATAAAGACTTTTATAGGGAAAAATATGAATTTAATTTTTGACATAGGGGCTAATGAAGGAAGGTTTACACAAAAATGTTTACAGGAATATTCTGGATGTAAGGTTATTTGCCTAGAGCCAAACCCAGAGCTAGCAATTAAAATTACAGAAGAATTTAGCCCCTATAATGTTGAAGTGCTAGACTATTTGGTTTCTACTAATTCCGATGAAGAAGTAGATTTTTACATTTCTAATGCTCACACAATATCCACCGCTAACTTAGACTGGATATTTAAATCTAGATTCTCTCATAATCACGTTTGGTATAAGCCGATCAAAAAGAAAACTATCAACCTAGACAAACTAATAGAGACGTATGGAAATCCAGATTTAATTAAGATTGATGTAGAGAATTATGAATTAGAAGTTATACAGGGATTGTCCAGTAAGCAAAAGAAGATTTGTTTTGAATGGGCGGAAGAAACTTTTGAAAATACTCATCAGGTCTGTTTACATCTAAAAAGTTTAGGTTATGATAGTTTTGGATATCTAGACGACGACATATATTTAAAAGAACCAGAGGCTTATACCCCGCTGGAAGATATGGATATATACAATAATATAATAAAAGAAAGAAAGTCAAGATTTGGTATGATATGGGTAAAGTAATCCAATAGGACATACATAAAAGAAAGAGAGAAGGATTTATGCCGTTATATGATTTTGAATGTGAGCCTTGCGCATATTACACAGAAATAAGACAAGGACCAGATGATCCCGATACTCATGCCTGCCCGCTATGCGAACAGCAGACATTGAAAAAGGTTTTTATTAATGCGCCATCAATTAGTATTGTTGGAGAGCCTTCTAGTATAGGTCATTTAGCAGATAGAAACACTAAGAAAATGGGCAGGTACGAGATCGAGGACAAGAATAAGAAAAACAACATCAATCAAGACAAGGAAGCTATTAAAACAAAAGCTCTTCGTCGCAAAATCAACTCCATGACTCAAGAACAAAAGATGAAGTGGATTAAGGAGGGTGATTGATGCATAGTCTAGATGCTGGGCGACCAGATATTCCAAGAGCCGAGTGGCCTCATCATGCTACTGTTACCATGAAGATAGATGTTAGAAAAATGAACAGCGATGGGTCTTTAGACCATAGCGTTCTTGGTAATGAAATATTAAAAAAATATAATATGACCAATAAAGCACAAATATGTATTTCCGGCGCAACGGAAGCAGACTGTATACAAAACCTAAAACAAATGTTGGAGAAGTTGAATGGCTAGATGGGAAAACGAAGATGTTTCTGGCATGGGTATTCCAGAGCCGATTCGATCAGAAGTAAAATACCTTAATAAAGAAGGCAGAAACTGCAACGACGAAAGATACGCATACACCAAAACTATTTCTACAGCTATGCCAGACAAAACCACTTTTACAAAACACTATATAAGATTCAATAGGGGAGAGTTTGTCGATCCACATTCTGTCGATATAATGTTTAAATCAAAAACGCCAGAATTTAAAAAGGTTTCAGAGGCTTGCTATAATTTATACAAGAAGTATCTGATTACCAAAAACCGTTTATATTTTACTAGGTCTAGAAGATTGTACATGGAGAATTAAATGAAAAAGGGACCACTTTCTAACGAAGAAAAAAGCTATATTGAAGAAAACCTAGAAATGGATGTCAAAGAATTGGCAGGGTCTATGGATAGGTCTATCAAATTAGTCAAGGCGCACGTAGACAAACAGTCCGCACCAGAGCCTAAGCCAAAAGAAGATTCAAAAACGATGCAGCTACTAGCAAGAAATGCAGAGAGGGGCGTTGTTGTTATGACCGAATCTGCCTCATCTCACTTTGACGAAAACAGAACAAGGTCAAAGCTGCCAAAAAGATACGAAGGAATGATTCACAAAATCAAGGAGGACTAGTATGATTTGCCAAACAAGAGATGGCTACATGAGAAAGCTGATTGCCACCGATCTTATGATTAGCTGGAAAATTGTTCTTACAGACGGAACGGCTGTTTATGGCGATTATGACAGGCCGGGGCTTGATAATCCTTGGTTTAGGTTAAAAGATCACTGTAAACAAAACAATGTTGTTCCAAAGAGCGTTGAATTACATATGTTTGGCGCTCCCAAGAAAGTGTTTTTTGAAAATGAAGACGGGCTTGATGGTCTACTTGTAATGAGAGGCATGGCAAAAGATCAGTCTATGGACGGCAGCCATTCCCAATCTTTTCAAACGTTGACCGTCTCTCTATTAAGAGATGACTGTTCTATGATTGATGTCGCCAAATACACTTGGCCTTTCAATGAATTTGAAAAAGATAGAGATGTTAGAGTGTTGACAGAAGAAAACTTGAAGAATATGATATTTAAAAATGGATCAGAAAAACTCAAACACCCAAAAGTACAAGAGCTTATCAACGGGACAACCGTGTAACGCTGCGCAATATGCGGCGGAGCTTGTCTGTCTTAGAAAAAGAGAAAGAGAAAATTGCGGAAGTTTAGAGTTTAAGTTTTGGAACAAGTCACAGAAAGATGAGTACCAAACTCAGATTCGTGTTGCCTCTAATTTGATAAGTAAGTATAGTGAGCGTGCGCTTATTAGATATTTAAATAGCCCAAGTGGTAATAACATTTACGCCTTGGGCTTTCTTCATAAAAGTAAAAAGTTTGTATTAACTCTAAAATTTGTTGAAAAGGGCGTTAAGGAATTCCATAATAAACTTGAACAAGAAGACAAGCGCGAAAAGAAAGTTATTGAGGCGCCGGAGGGCGAGTACAAACCAAAGAAACCTAGAGGCAGAAAGAGCCTTTTTTCAAAGATAAGGAAGATAGATGGCAAAGACTAAAGACTGGAAAAAGCAAATTACAGATAAGTACGGCGACATTCTTGTTTCTGGTACAAATGTATTAAGCAATAGAAAAGACTATAAGGTTTTATCAATTTCGCCAATGCTTGATATTGCTCTTGGCGGCGGAATCAAAGAGGGTTCGTGGCTCATGTTGTCGGGCGATCCAAAGTGTGGCAAGACGACTACAGCGATGCAGGTAGCAGCTAACGCGCAGAAAGATGGTAGACATGTTATCTATCTTGATGCAGAGGGCAGGCTTAAAGAAATGAACTTTGAAGTTCCAGAGCTTGACCCAGAAAAGATGACAATCATTCAACCAAAAGATAAACCTATTCCTGCTGAAATCTTTTTGGAGACAGCATATAAGTATATGACTGACCCAGAATATCATGGAGCAGTTTTGATTGTTGACTCTATCTCGTCTTTGATCTCCGAGAAAGAACTAGACGGCGACTTCTCTCCAACAAGGGCTGGGCTTCCTAAGATTCTCTCCATCTTTACCAAGAAGATGGGACAAGTCCTACCTAATCAAAGAGGATTGGTGATACTGATTACCCATACTATCTCGAACACTTCTGGAATGGGTGCTTCTAAGATGGCTGACGGAGGCAGAAAGATTCAGTATCAGGCAGACACTAGAATGGAAGTCAAGAGCGGTGGAGAGAAAATTCCCGCCGTCAAGCCTTGGGCAGACGAAAGTGGCGAGATTATTGGTCAGCAAGTAAACTGGCGTATCCTCTGTTCCTCTATGGGTTCGCCCGGAGGCAACTGTCAGAGCTTTATTCGCTACGGAGAAGGCATTGATGAGTGTCAAGAGTACCTACAGCTGGCACAACAGCTTGCGCTTATTGACAGAAGTGGTGCTTGGTTTAAGTTGATGTTTATGCTTGAAGATAAAAAGCTAATGAAGAAACTAAATCCAGACCTAGATGTTGAAGATGAAGCGGCCTGTATTAAAGCGTTTCAGTTTCAGGGTCAGCCAAAAGTATATAACTTTTTGAAAGAAAACCCAGAGTGCGTTAAACTTCTGGCAAAATCAATCAAGGAAATGCTATGAAAATAGAAATAGTCGGCCTTGATGCGAGGGGTTATATATGGACACCTCTTTCTGCCGCCTCCAAGAAAGGTGCTAGGTCAAAACTTCATGAAAAAGCACGAAAACTCCTTGAAGAGTTCTATCCTTATGATACGATACTAGAGGAAGTAACGCTTCCGGGAAGCAAAGACCAGTTTGGTGGCAAGTCTTTACGGGCAGACATGTTTCTTCCAGCTAGGCGCATCATTGTAGAAGTTCATGGCGAGCAACATTATAAGTTTAACAGTTTCTTTTTTAAGAGCAAGTTAGACTTTTATAAAGCAAAAGCCAGAGACTCAGATAAAAGAGAATGGTGCGACTTAAACGAAATAGAATTGATAGAACTAAATTATAATGAGGACATTGATGAGTGGAGAACAAAAATTAGAAGAGTTTCTTCAGACGATTGATGACTGGATATCCTGCAAGGGCTTACCCAAAATTGACCAGAAGGAAGATATTGAAGCAATTCTAAATATGCGCTCGCAAGAGATTAGCCATTTATCTGCAAAAGAATGTTTGGCTTATGCTTATGAACTATATGCTTATGCTGATTATCTTGAGTCAGTAAAATCCAAAGAAAAAATAGCTTTAGACTGGGCAGATTCAAGTATTTGGTATATAATATCTAAGTCCTTGGATGATTATGGTAATGGGTACACTAAGTGGGAGCAGAAGTATTATTCTGCAATTAAGGAAAACCCACTCGCTTCTGATATATTAAGAATTAAAAAACATGCAGAAGCTAGACTGTCTGTAATAGATGGTAAAGCAAGTAAAGTATTGAGAATGGCGGACACGCTAAGTAATTTGTCGAAAACTAGATGAGGTTATTATGCTAGATAAATTTATTGAATCGTTGACTGCGGAACAGAAGATGGCTCTTATTCAGAGCCTAAGTGATAGTATGGAGCCGCAAGAAAGAGAAGAGCCTGTAGTCGTAACTACACCCAAGCAAGAGTCGTCTCGTGATGTGGACTTGGATTTTAGTGTTACTAAGAATAAAGATCAGGTAAAAGCCAAAGCGCCAGTAACAGAAAGTAAAAGATTTAATAGTTTTACTGACGATGGAACAGAAGCCAAAGGTGCAGAATTTACTACGCCGGACGTTAAGCCAACAGAAAGAAGACGACCGCCGACTAAGATGGTTGAACAGAAATGCACCAAATGTCAAAACACTGTAAAGGTTCATCCAACTCACGCTAGGGACTGGTATGTTTGCGACAGGTGTATTGGTGGTCGCTAATGAAAAAGAACAAGCTACAAGATTTAGCATCTGAAAGAGCTGTGCTTGCAGCGCTGTGTCAGTATGGACTCGACTGCTACTTAGATATTGACTTTGTAGACAGCGATCACTTTACTGACGAGATGAATCAGGTGTTGTTTAGCTGTATTCATAAAACAATATCAGACAATGCAAAGGTAGAATTGACATCTATTCTATCTTCCGCGAATAGTCTGGGCATTGGTGACGCGCTAAATAACAAAGAAGAGATGGGCTTTATTAGGTCGCTGTTTAATTTTCCAGTGAATCTAGAAAACTCACAGATTCATGCTGCAAAAATAGCCAAGCTAAAGCTGGCGCGAGACCTAAAGAAAACACTTAACGGATGTCAGAAAAGTGTTGAGTCTATGACCGGCGAAGAAGATATTGTAGACCTTATTTCTATGGTAGAATCTCCTATCTTAGATGCCACATCTGCAATATATCAAACATCAAGTAACAAAACAGAATTTATTGGAGACGATATTGATGAATACTTGGACTTTCTTACAGAAAATGTGTCAGACTTCGTTGGAATACCCACAGGGTTTGCAAGATATGATGCTGCTATCGGTGGTGGTCTCCGTAGAAAATGCGTTGATCTAGTTGCCGCCAGACCTAAAGTTGGTAAGTCTATGTTCTGCGATGCCGTGGCGCTCAATATTTCCACGCAGGGCGTTCCTGTTCTTGTGTTGGATACAGAGATGTCAAAAGATGACCACCTAAACAGAATTTTAGCCAGTATTAGTGGTGTAGAAATCAACAAGATTGCAACAGGTAAATTCTCAGATAATGAAATAGACAAAGAAAAGGTGCGCGCTGCTTCTGAAAAGCTAAAAAATATTCCATATCATTATATTAGTATTGCAGGTCAGTCATTTGATAATATACTTTCTATTATGCGGAAGTGGATTTATCAGCATGTCGGCTTTGATGAGAATGGTAGAACTAATGACTGTGTGATTATTTATGACTATCTAAAACTTATGAGTTCAGATGGTATTAGTGCGTCTATGCAGGAGTATCAGGTTCTTGGATTCCAGATTACTAAGCTGCATAACTTTATGGTTAAGTATGATGTTCCATGTTTGAGCTTTGTGCAGTTGAACAGAGATGGTATCACAAAAGAAAGCACTGATGCGGTGTCTGGTTCTGATAGACTTATCTGGCTTTGTACGAGTTTTACAATCTTTAAGTTAAAATCAGATGAAGAGAAGGCCGAAGACAATCCTAAAAACGGCAATAGAAAATTGGTCCCCATTGTTGCCAGACATGGTGAGGGATTAGATGATGGTGATTATATCTCCATGAAAATGTTTGGCAGTATCGGACGTTTAGAAGAAGGCATGACTAGGAATGAAATCCATAACAATGCCAAATCAAGAAGTGAAGGATTTGAAATAAATGAAGACTTTGACGCAGAATCAGATCTCAGCAGCGTGTGATGCGCTACGTGATTTTATTCCTGAAGTATTAGACAGGCTTGATATTGAATATGTAGAGTATCCTAACAGGTACTCTTTTCCTTGTCCGGTTCATGGCGGCGACAATCCAGAGGGATGCTCTCTGTTTTTAGACGGCGATGATGTTGTCGGAAACTGGAAGTGCTGGACTGCGGGATGCGATGATGAATATGCTAGAAATATATTCGGATTTATCAGAGGCGCACTGACCGCAAAGAAAGGCACAGAGGCCACTCTTGCAGAAACATACAAGTTCTGTGAGTCTATAGCTAAGGCGGAGCATGTAGAAGAAAAAGACCTTAATCCCGTAAAAGAGGTTAAGCTGCTTGATGTGTTCCTGAAACATTCTGTCGTTAATACTCCAACCCTATCAAGACAAGAAGTTAGATCAAAGATAGAAATACCGTGTAAGTATTATATTGATCGCGGCTATACGCCAGAGGTGCTTGACTTATTTGATGTTGGCACATGTCTAGATAAAAATAGACCCATGTATAATCGTGCGGTTGTGCCTATCTATGATGTAAATGATTGTTTTGTAGGATGTGTTGGTAGGTCGATATACGATAACATGCAACCAAAGTGGCTGCATAGCAAAGGCTTTAAAAAAGAACATCTTTATGGGCTAAATATTGCAAAAGACCATATAATAAGGAATAGAACCGTATTTCTTCTAGAGGGTCAAGGCGATGTTTGGAGGATGCACGAGGCCGGATACAGTAATTCGGTTAGTATTTTTGGCGCGTCCTTGACTGATGAACAATTAATATTGCTTGAAGAAATAGGAGTTATGAATGTAATCATACTAACAGACTATGATGACGCTGGCAACAAAGCCGCGCAGCAAATCATTAAGAAATGCGGAAGAAGATTTAATTATTTACGGCCAACTCTTGACGCTAAAGATGTTGGTGATCTATCTATTGAACAATTGCAAGAACAATTAAAGGCTATCTTATGACTAAAATACTAGCATTTTCTGGCACTAAACAATCTGGCAAAAGCACATGCGCAAACTTTGTACATGGCTATCAGCTAAGAGCTTTTAGAGTCATTAACAATTTTGCAATCACTGAGGGCGGTGATTTGCTCATACAAACAGAAAACAGTAATGATTCTTATGGGCTGCTTGATATTAGCAGAACAGATGCTCAATTTGCTGACTGGGCTGGGTACAATATGTGGCCTTATATCAAGAAATATTCTCTCGCCAACCCACTAAAGGCTATGGCTGTTGAACTCTTTGGGATCAAAGAAGAGCAGGTGTTCGGCACTGAAGAACAAAAGAATACAAAAACACATATCAGATGGCAAGATATGCCTATGTCTATCGCAGAAAGAAAAAGAAGAAACAAAAGCGGCAACATGACCGCAAGAGAGTTTCTTCAGTTCTTTGGCACAGAAGTCTGTCGAAGGGTGTATAATGATATCTGGGCAGAAAGACTCTTGAAAGATATTGAAATCGAATCTTCTCTGCTTGCGGTTGTGGATGATGTTAGATTTACTAATGAAGTAGAGCTAATCAAAGCCGCTGGCGGAAAAATCATCAGGCTCAATCGAAAGCCGTTTTCCGACGACCATGCCAGCGAGACAGAGCTAGATGGATACGAAGGTTTTGATGCCGTCATTGAAAATCAAGACATGACCATTAATGAAACAAATCAAGAGATTATTAATTTACTAGAAAAATGGGGATGGCTTGGTGATGAAGTAGAATTTACCAACGTTGAAGAGCCGTCAACAGGAATTCACACTATAAGGAGCTAGTATGATAGTCACCTATATTAGGTCGTCTAGCTATGGTAATTATGATTACTGTCAAATGCAGTATTTTATTACTTATGTCTTAGGACACAGATCGCCGTCTGGCAAAAAGGCACAGTTAGGAACGATGGTTCACAAGGTCATGGAGGTTCTTGCTGCTTGCAAAAAATGTCTTCAAGATAATCCAGAAGAAAAAACCTTGACGATCACAGATGATGCGCTTGGTGAAATAGAATTTACAAAAAGAAAGCTATACACTAAGAAGTTTGTAGACGATATTTTAGACCAAAGCTACGCTCATTATCAAAAAGACTGTATTCACAAGTATTATCCTGCCGATCTAAAGTTTTGTAAGAACCTTACAGAAAAAGCGCTAACATATAATGACGGCCAGTTCGACCCTCGCAACAGAGATGTCGTAGATGCAGAGCCTAATTTTGATTTGCCGATAGAAGAAGACTGGGCTAAGTTTGAATACGAAATGCCAGATGGAACTAAAGCAAATGGTCAGCTTGCAATTAAAGGTACAATCGACTTAGTGACACAAATTGATGATGGTGTCATTGAGGTAATCGACTGGAAAACCGGACAGCGCAAGAACTGGGCAACAGGCGAAGAAAAAACTTACGAGAAATTGCTTGAAGATCCACAGCTGTTATTGTATAACTATGCTATATCTAGATTGTATCCAGATTACGAGCAGGCTATCATGAGTATTTTCTTTATTCGTGATGGCGGCCCATTTAGTATGTGCTTTGATAAGTCTGATCAAGAGAAGTTTTTAGATATGCTTAGAAAAAGATATCAACAGATACAGAAGAACACTAATCCGAGGCTTGTTTCTCCTACTAGACGTGACTTCAGATGTCAGAAGCTATGCCATTTCTGCAAAACAGATTGGCCGGGCGAAAACAAAAGCATGTGTCAGCACGTTGAAGACAAGCTAAGAAAAGAGGGCTATGACAAAACTGTTGCGGACTGTACTAGAGAAGGATTTGACATTGGATATTATGAGGCACCGGGCTGATGGCACAATTAATTGATATAAAAAAAGATTTTGACTTAGGTAACAAGATTCTACTTGACACTGCCGAAAGTCTTGCTAAACTACTTGATGACAGCTTTCGCGTTGTGGTTAAATATGATCTTCAAGATTATACATTTCCAAAAGACGGCAAGAAGCATATCTTGTTCTCGCTATCTAATGAAACGCATCAGTATCCAAGATACGTGGATGAAGAAAGCGTGTTTTTGATTTTTCACAACTACTCCATGTTAGATAACTGGGGATATCCTGTTGTAAATCATAAATTCTTTCCGCTTCCCGTGGGAACTTTTATTAATAATATTGAACAAAAGATAGAAGAGATTAAACCTATAGACGAAAGAGAATATGACTTCTGTTTTGTTGGTCAAATCTCGCAATATGGCACGAGAGATAAATTTCAGAAATGCCTAGATGACATGATAGAGAAAACAGGAGATAAATACAAGCATTATGTAAAATATACTTCTGCTTTTGGAACAGGATTAGATCATCAAGAATATGTTGAGCTATTGAATAATTCTAAAATCTGCCTGTGTCCAACTGGAGCTTTTAGTGATGAGTCTTTTAGATTCTTTGAAGCTATTAAACTTGGCGCTTTTCCAATGGTTGAAAGGCTTCCAAGGTTTTGGTATTACGAAAACGCCCCGTTGTTCTTTACAAAGTGGCAGTTCCTAGATAACCATCTGGAAGAATGTCTAAAATTAGTAAATAATAGTGATATTTCGGTGCTAACGAAGAACCTGTCTGACTATAATAATACGATATTGGAACCCGATAACTTGTCGCAAATTTTGAAGAAAATAATTGATGAAAAACAAGAATACACCAATAAACTGCAAGACTCACTTCAGTCTTCTTAAAGGTTTTTCTAATCCAGACAGACTGGCAAAACTGTGCGCTTCATATGGTTATGAGGCGTGCGTTCTTGCCGATATCAACACTCTTTCTGGCGCTGTGAACTTTCACCAAGCCTGCAAGAAAAACGATATAAAGCCCATTTTGGGATTAGATACTGAGCAGTTCTTACTTATTGCTAAAAATAAAGATGGGTGGCTTGACCTAATCAACTACTCGTCTGAAGAACAAAACATTGACACCCTTAAAAGAATAGCCGAAAATGGAAATATTCTCTTCATCACATCAGAAGATAACGCAGCTTACAAGAAGATGTGGGGCAAGAACTACTTTCATTACAATTATGTAGATGATGCTGTGTATTATTGCACTCAAGACGAGGCAGATTTGCATAGAATCATTCTATGTTCTGGCATGAAAACAAACATTCCAAAGGTTACGGCAAAGCTGCAAAAGGGTGAAGATTTTGAGAACAAGCATTTCTTTACAAGTGAAGACTATTGTCTGAAACAGCCACGCGATGTGAGCGACGACGAGGAAATGTTTGATGCTATTGCTGCCTGCGAAGAATATGAAATTACTGGCAAGCCGATGCTTCCAGAGTTTGATGTTCCAGAAGGTTTTGATAATGATGAATATTTAAAAGAGTTGTGTCGTCATGGCTGGAAGTCTAAGCTAGCGCCAGCCGGAAAAGTAAAAGACCCAGTTCAAAGAGATATTTATCTAGAGAGAGTCAAGAAAGAGCTTGAGGTTATCTTTAAGGCCAATCTCAGTGGTTATTTTTTGATCGTCCAAGATATTGTCAATCATGTTAAAGATCGTGGCTGGATCGCTGGTCCGGGTCGTGGCTCTGCTGCTGGCTGTTTAATATCTTATTTGGTTGGAATCACAGAAGTTGACCCAATTGAATTTGACTTACTGTTTGAGAGATTTTACAATGAGGGACGAAACACCGAGGATCATGTTTCTTTGCCTGACGTTGATATGGACGTTCCGGCTGAACATAGAGACGAAGTGATTGATTACATCAAGGAAAAGTATGGAATTGATAAGGTCTCTCAGATGGTAACGTTTGGAAAACTACAGGGGCGAGCCGCCATCAAAGAGGTGTTGAGAATCAATGATGCTGTATCATTCTCTGAGATGAACGCTATTACCGACAGTATTCCAGACGAAGCTAAGATTTCTGACCAGCTAGAATTAATGGACGATAAGTCTATCATTAGATGGGCTTTAGAAAATGAATCCGAGGCACTAAAAAGTTGGTGTTACTATGATGAAGAAGGAAAACTTGATGGACCGCTTTCTCACTATTTTGAGCAGGCGATTAAAATTGAAGGAACTAATAAATCCCAAGGCAAACATGCTGCTGGTGTGATTATTTCAAAACATCCTCTCGCAGAAGTTTGTCCAATGGTTAAAGACAAGAATGGCAAGATGATTGCCGCGCTTGAAATGAATGACCTAGAGGCTATGGGTCATGTCAAGTTTGATGTTCTTGGAATTGACTTGTTAAGTAAAATTATGGAAATCTGTGAGGATTAAATGAACGCTACAAGAGAAGAGTATATGTCTGTGATTTTTTCTGGTTGCAGCATTGACTATAAAGATATTACGGTGTGTAATCTAGCTAATTATTATCCAAGATTGGCAAGATCGAATGAATATCAAGTGTGGTCTGACCGATACGGGGAACATCACTTATTTAAAAATATCGACGACGCAGTTGATAAATTTTTGGAACTGAAAAAAAGGAAGTAATATGGCGAATTATCGTGACATTATTGTGTTTGACTTTGAAACCGGTGGAGCTAACCCCTACACATGTCAGCCAACGCAGATTGCTGCCGTGGCTATTCATGCTAGGAAGCTAGAGCTACAGCCGGGAGGCGTATTTAACAGCGAGATTCGCCCGATTATCGACGACGATAAGGCAATCAAAGCGGGTGTTGCACCGCTTGAAGACGAGGCTCTGCGGATCACAAGAAAGAACAGAGACGATCTAGCAAAGGCCCCGCTACCAAAGACCGTCTGGAAGAAGTTTGCGCAATTTTGCGACAAATACAACTTCAAAAAGACTAACTACTATGCGCCAATCGCCGCAGGATACAACATCAATGGCTTTGACATGCCAATCGTTGAACGCATGTGTCAACAATATGGCCCTACTCATGCTAAGAATGGTAGACAGGGCATTTTTAATCCAATTTTTACCATAGATGTTATGCAGCATATCTACTGCTGGTTTGAAAATAACACAGAGGTAAAGGGTTATGGCATGGATTACTTGCGCGACTATTTTGGAATGAGTCAAGCTAGTAAAGATAATGCTCACGATGCGTTGCAAGACGTTAAGGATACCGCCAATATCATGATTAAGTTCATGAAATTGCAAAGAACATTGTTGCATAAAGTTAAATTTGAAAAGACATTTGCGAACGGGGATATTTATGTCTAATTTTGACATTAATAATTTTGAAGACGAAGAAGTTTGGGATTTGATTTGCGAAGGGCGCACAAAAGGTGTCTTTCAACTTGAATCTAGCCTCGGTAAACACTGGGCTAAAGAAGTAAAACCCAGAAGCATTAGCGAATTGGCGGCTCTTATTTCTCTGATTCGCCCCGGCTGTTTAAAGGCTTATACTGATGGTAAGTCTATGACGCAGCACTATGCAGATAGAAAGAAGGGGATGGACCCTGTTGACTATCCAGATGACTCTCTGGAGCCAATCTTAAAAGAAACCTATGGGGTTTTGGTATACCAAGAGCAGAGCATGAAGATCGCCCAGCAACTAGCTGGGTTTGATCTTAAAGAAGCAGACTCACTTCGTAAGGCTATTGGTAAAAAGAAGGCTGGACTCATGGAAGAAATGAAACAGGTCTTCATGGATGGCGCAGAAAAGCAGGGTATCATCAAGAAAGAGGTAGCGGGTGAGATTTTCTCATGGATCGAGAAGTCTAACCGCTACGCTTTCAATAAGAGCCACGCCGTTTCGTATGCTATTGATGCGTATTGGAGCGCATATTGCAAGTGTCATAGACTAGAAAAGTTCTATGTAAGCTACATGAATCGTTCCGACAGGAAGCCAAAGCCTGAGATCGAACTCAAGCAGCTTATTATGGATGCTAAAATGGCTGGCCTAGATACTTATCCACCAAGACTTAATCACATGCATACAAATTTTATCCATGAAAATGGTAAGATTTATTTTGGTATGCGTCACATTAAGAATGTAGGCACTAAAGAGTGTGACAAGATCGAAGAGATTAAGAAAACAGAAGATATTACTACTTATACTTGGCTAGACTGTCTTGTTAAAATTATTCATAAGGGCAAAATCAATAAGCGTGCAGCAATCGCCATGATTTCTGTTGGCGCTTTTAACGGCAAGAACAACAGAGAGTCTCGCCAGAAAATGCTTTATGAATACGATAGCTGGAATAATCTTTCTGCAAGAGAAAAAGATGCTATTGCTGAAAATTACAAAAGCTCCCTAGCTTTGTCACAGTGTGTCGAGCTTCTGCCTGACTGGGTAAAGATTAACTCGCGGCGAGCAACCGCGATAGAGGATATCAAACAGTCTCTCATTTCACCATTTTATAGCCTAGATGACGACCCCGTTTCTATTGCAGACTATGAAATCAAGCTGATGGGGTGCGCTTTGACTTGTAGTAAGGCAGATTCTGTAAATATTTCCACAAATATGTGCAAAGATGTGTCCTTGGGTACTATAAGAGGTAAAGTAAATCTTTCTGTAATGATCAACTCTATACGTACTTATAAAACTAAGAAGGGTAAAAACCCCGGCCAAGAAATGGCTTTTTTGTGTGTTGAAGATGCGAGCGGTGAACTAGATTCCGTTACAATTTTTCCCGACGCTTTTGCGAAATATAAAGATTTATTGATAGAAAGAAACACCGTCTTCTTAGATGGCGAGGTTTCCAAGCGAGATAAAAACTCGATTGTTGTAAATAAAATTATACAAGTTTGAAAAGGATTATTATGAATAATTGCTCTTTTTTAGGCAAGCTCAAGGAGCCTGTCTATTCTACTAAATCTAATGATGTTGACCTAGTTAATTTTGTTCTCGAAGTTGAAGAATATAGAAAAAATAAATCAGGTCAAAAAACCAGAAGAACAGAAAATCTAAACTTTGAAGCGTGGCATACAGCCGCAATCACTATCAAAGAGAAACTTCAAGTTAACGACCTGATCCTTGTAGAGTGTACGGCGAGAAGCAATAGAGACGATAATGACTTCTGTTATTTCAGAGTTAATAGTTTTAAAATTTTTAACAAAGAACGCTACTCAACCGAATCGGATAACTAATGAGAAAGAAGAAAATATTGTTTGTTTCTGAGGCTTCTTGGCTTAGTACAGGATATTCTGTCTATACAAAAGAGGTGCTTAGTAGATTAAACCAAGTTGACGAATTCGAGGTTGCTGAACTATCTTGTTATGCAGACAGGAGTGACCAGAGAGCCAAGAATGTTCCTTGGAAATGCTATCCTAATAAACCCCTACAGGATGATCCATCTTATCAGCTATATAAGGGTAATCCAGTAGCTCAATTTGGAGATTTGTCGTTTAATCATGTCGCGCTTGATTTTCAGCCCGATATCGTGATGGATATTCGCGACTGGTGGATGATTGAGTTTGAGCAGCGCTCGCCATACCGTGATTTTTTTCATTGGGCAATTATGCCAACGGTAGACGCTGAACCGCAAAATCCGCAGTGGATTAATACATATAATTCTGCTGAATCTGTATTTGCTTATTCAGAATTTGGTCGAGACACAATGATGCGTCAATGTGACAACATTGAATTTGTAGACGTTGCGTCCCCTGCGGCAAGCGCGAACTTTGCACCAGTAGCAGACAAGCGTAAGCATAAAGAAGAAATGGGGCTTTCTCCAGATAGTGTTATTTTTGGCACTGTCATGAGAAATCAAAAGCGAAAGCTATACCCCGACCTTCTAGCTTCGTTTAAAAAAATACTAGACAGATCAGAACAAAACAATGTTTATCTTTATTGTCATACTTACTATCCAGATGTGGGATGGGAGCTTCCACAGCTAATCCAAGAAAATGGGTTGGCTAGTAGGGTTCTGATGACTTACAAATGTAAAAACTGCAACAATATTTCTGTTGACTTTTTTCAGAATTCTGTTCAGGTTTGTAACAAATGTAAAAGTTTTACAAATCAGGTGGTCGGAATCAATAATCCTATTGACGAAGTAAGTCTTTCCAAAATCTACAATTTGTTTGATGTATATGTACAATATGCCAACAGTGAAGGTTTTGGTATGCCCCAGCTAGAAGCCGCGCACTGTGGTCTTCCTGTTATTTCTACTTATTATTCCGCCATGCAATCTGTGATTGACAATATTGACGGATACGGTATCACGCCGCTGTCGTACTATAGCGAATGTGAAACTGGATGCAATAGAGCCGTACCAGACAACGAAGCATTTGTTTCTCTGGCTTTTGATATGCTAAAATCACATAAAGAAAATCCAAACTTCTTTATTGAACAAGGAGAAAGAATTAGGCAGAATGCAGTGTCCCACTATACTTGGGATAAAGCGGCTGACGCTTGGGCTAAACGATTCCATCAAGTAGAACTTAGAGATACTGCGGAAACGTGGCTGTCTCCACCAGACATCAAGCAACCAAAACAGGGGTTCCCAAAAGGCTTAAATAATCCAATAGATATTACTAACTATATTTTCCATCATGTATTATGTAAACCTCAATGGATCGGCAATCACATTTGGAAAAGAATGTTAAAAGACTTGACATTTGGATTTAAGTGTGA